TAAATTGACTCCTCAGATGTTGAAGCCTAACGCAAACGCTCAAGAACGTCTATATACCGTTCAAGAAATTGTTGGTAACTTAGCTGATACCGCAAACAACGTTCTTGAACCTATCTTGGATATTCTGCCAGGTGGTCTAGCTGGTTATAAGCGTCAATGGACTATTTCTTCTGGCTATCGCTTGAAGGGAGTTGTACCATATGAATCTCCAACTTCTGACCACTGTAAGGGTCACTGTTTAGATATCGCTTTGTTATTGCCAGATAAGTCAACTAAGACGTTTGAACTTGTACAAAAGATTGAATCATTAATTACATACGACCAAATTATCTTAGAATATCGCCACCCATCTTCAGTATGGATTCATATTGGATATCGTCGCGACAATAACCGTAAGATGGCGTTTACCATGGTTAATGACAAGACTTATATGAGAAACAGCCTTGGATTGCCAGCTGGTTTCTATCTGATTAATGATATTCCACCGAAAAGTAAATAATCTTGGAAAGTACCTAAATAATATCTATGAGCAGAAATACCAGAATTTTCTCCGATTTAGACCTTAATTTCACCCCACATCCAGTGACGGGTGATATTACACGTCGCTTGGATGACGCAGCTATCAAACAATCTATTAAGAATTTGCTTCAAATTCGTCACTACGAAAAGCCGTTTCATAGCGATATAGGTAGCCCATTAAGAGAATTGTTATTCGAACCATTGACTCCTTTAACAGGGCTTATGATTCGAAGAGCTATCATCGACTTGATTGCTAACTATGAACCAAGAGTTGACCTTATTGATATTGAGGTGATTGCTTCAGATGAAAATAATTCTGTATATGTAAACATTGTGTTTAAAATTGTAAACACAGAACGACCACAAACTCTTGACTTTATTCTAGAGAGAACACGATAATGGCACAAACAACAAAACGAATTAAAGTTAATGCGTTAGATTTTGATGATATCAAATCTAACCTGAAAGACTTCTTAAGAGCGCAGGATAAATTTCAAGACTACGATTTTGAGGGTTCTGGTTTTTCTGTATTATTGGATATTCTATCTTATAACACTCACTACAACGCTCTATACACAAACTTAGCTGTTAACGAAATGTTCTTAGACTCTGCGTCTAAGCGTTCTTCCGTTGTGTCATTGGCTAAGATGTTAGGTTATGTTCCTAACTCAGCAAAGTGTGCCAAGGCTTTGGTCAACTGTACAGTTACTGCTCCAACATATAACCCAGAGGTTGTTACCTTACCAGCTAACCAACCTTTCTTAACATCTATTGATGGTGTTTCTTATACGTTCTATAATACATCAGACGTTACAACTGTTGCGGTTGGTGGTTTGTATACGTTTAACGACGTTGAAATTATTGAAGGTACACCATTACAGTTTAGCTATTACATCAAACCAGGACAACGTTACGTTATCCCTAACGCAAACGTGGACTTGACTACTCTAAAAGTTAAGATTCGTGATACTGCAACTGATGATACATTTATCGTTTACACTCCAGCTGAGTCTATGACTGAATTGGATTCTAACACAAAGTCATATTTCGTTAAAGAATTGGACGATGGTATCTATGAAGTTTACTTTGGTGATGGCGTTGTTGGTTACAAACCAATTGATGGTAACTACCTGACTTTTGAATATTATGTTTCTTCACTAGAAGGACCAAACGGTTCAAACACATTCTCTTACGCTGGTTCTGCGTTGCTAGGTTCTGGTCTTACAGTTCTAGCTTCTACGCCAGCTCTAGGTGGAAGTTCTCCAGAAGATATCGACTCTATCAAGTATAACGCTCCACGTTTGTATGCTGCTCAAAACCGTGCGGTTACAACTGAAGACTACAAATCTCTAATCTATAAAAACTTCCCTCAAGCTGACTCAATCGTGGTTTGGGGTGGTGAGGATAATGACCCACCTGTTTATGGTAAGACTTTTATTTGTATTAAGCCAACTGACTCAAGTAAGCTAACAGAAGCGCAAAAAGACTACATCAAGACTAACATTATTGCACCGAAGTCTATCGTTTCTATTACACCAGAATTCGTTGATCCAGAATACTTTAACGTACAGATTGACGTTACTGCATACTACAACGCTAAGATTTCTGACAAGACTCCTGCGCAGTTAGAAACTATTATTCGTGAATCTATTTACGGATATGATGATGTTAACTTGAAAAAGTTCGACGGTATCTTCCGTTACTCTCAGTTGGTACGTTTGGTTGATAATTCAGACCAAGCTATTGTAAACAACACCACTAAGATTTTGGTTCGTCGTGAGTTTACTCCACGATACAACCTTTCTTCTGAGTATAAATTAAATATGATTAACCCAATTTTCAACTCTACGATTCCTGCCGAATCTGTGTTGTCTACGGGTTTCTATATTCCAAACTCCGCTAACATTCACTACATCGACGATGATGGTCAAGGTAACTTACGTTTGTTCTACTTCGATGCGAACCAAAACAAGTTTATTGTAGATCCATCCATCGGTGAAGTTAATTATGCCAAGGGAACGATGATTGTTCGTAACCTAACTATTACCTCTATGGCTGATGCGACATTTGAATTCATTCTTAAACCAGAATCGTATGACGTTGTTACTGCGTACAACCAGATTGTACAAGTTGCTCGTCAGTACCTAAAAGTTAAGGTTGTAAACGATATGACTGCTGCTGGTTCTAACCAAGCTGGTAAGAACTATATCTTTACTTCTATTAGAAGTGTATAATGGATAACTACTTAACCAATCATGTAAGGGTTGCGCTGAAAGATATTTCAGCGTCTCAACTCCCAGAATTTATCAGGGCAGAATACCCGACGTTTGTTACATTCGTTGAAGCGTATTATGAATTCCTTGATAATAATTCTGTAGACTTTAAGAAGCTGAGAGATATTGATGAAACCCTTGTAGATTTCATCAAGTATTTCAAAGCCGAGCTTGCTCACAATTATCCAATTGTAAGTACCAATTATAGCACTGAGCGTTTCTTATTGAAACACATCAAAGACCAATATCTTGCTAAGGGTTCTGAGGCTTCTTATAAGTTATTGTTCCGCTTACTGTTTGGTAAAGACGTTTACATGGATTATCCAGGACGTCAAATGCTTAGAGTATCTGATGGTCGTTGGACTCAAGATGTTTCTTTATTTGTGCGTGTTGACCAAGGTGATCCAATCGAGTTGATTGGTAAGACAGTTATTGTACAAACATCTAAGAAAATCTATAACCTTGATGTTGTTAAAGGTGTTGATGCTGCTAATAGAATTACAGCGAACATCGAAAACGTTATCGTATTCGATAAGGCTAACAACATTTACGAAATTTTCTTGGATAGAAACTTCTATGGAGATATTTCTCCAGGAGATTCTATTAAATATCAGTCTGGTTTCCAAGGGCAAATTTTACCATGTACACACAAAGTAAAAATTCAAAACCGTGGTGAAGGATTTAGACCAGGGCAAGTTTTCCAAGTAGCTTCTGGTGAAGGTACTCCAATTTGGTTTAAAGTTCTAGATACATATGAAGACGGTGGATTAAAAACTATTGACGTTATTAAATTCGCTCTCGGATATTCTACTGACTTTTCTATTACAGTTTTACCGTCTTCTGCCGTATCAACTAAAAAGAAAATCGGCAGCGCACCTATCTCAATCAGTTACTCTCTAGACGAGGGAACTGTCGGATACGTGAATATGATCAATGGTGGTCATGACTATACACAACCACCAACTGTTACTTTTGGCGGTAACGGTTCTGGTGCTACTGGTCACGCTATTATTGAAGATGGTGTAGTAAATACAACATTCGTTTCTAACAGCGGTTCTGGTTACACATATCTTCCATCTGTTGTAATTTCTGGTGGAAACCCAATTGAACCAGCCACAGCTATTGCCGTTCTTGGCACTGGTGCCAATGCTGATAAAGTTGTAGCCGTAGATATTATTGATGGCGGGCACGGCTATCAGTCTGCTCCAACTATCACTATTGACGGCGACGGTATCGGCGCTGAAGTATCTTGCGATATCAGTGATGGTGTAATTACGGGTATCGTAATGGATACTCTTGGTGAAGGCTACACAACTGCGTTTGTTTCTATTGTGGCTCAACCAGGAGATACTGGTGATGGTGCTCTTGGTGAAGCTGTTATCGGTAAGAAATATTCTTATGTGTACTCAGATAAGACTAGCGGTTTTACTGAAGGTGGTTACATTAACTGGGGTGATTACTGGTCTAACGAGTTCTCTGACGGTGCTTATGTAGGTACTGTTGCTCGTCAGTTCTTCGTTGACGCTAAAGATACTATTGCTGGAAACCCTGCTCTATTAAACGTATCACTTGGTGCGGTAGCAAAATATCCAGGATATTATAGAACAAACGATGGCTTCTTGGACGACTCTATGTTCATCCAAGACTCATATTACTATCAAGCGTTCGCTTACGTTTTAAAGATTGACGAACAATTAGAATCATACGCATCAGTTGTTCGTTCTATGCTACACCCATCTGGTATGGCAATGTTCGGTGAGTATAGTATTAACAATAAGATTAATCTATCTCTTGCTCTTACATCTCTTGTCAAATCTCTTGGTGTTACTTTATACGATGTAATTGCACGTTTAGATGACAGTTACTGGTATTTTGATATTGGTAAAGATCTATCATCATCGTTGACTGCAACTAATTGGGACTATCAATATTACTTTGATATTTCTAAATTAATTGAGACTGATGTTACTGTAACTGACCCATCAACTGACGTTAGAATGCAGCTGGATAAATTCTTCGGTACGGGGCAAGACGCTCTAAACCAAAGAGTTGTTATGGCTGAAGAATTCAGTCAATTGTTTACAAAACCTATCCTAGACACAGATAGCGTTGTAAACATGTTAGCCCCAACAACCGATTACACTCAGGTAATCACTAAGAAGGTTCTAGATACAGATAGCGTTGTATCTATGGAAGAAGGTTATTACCCGTACCTTGAAGTTGCCCTAAATATGGAAGATGATGTAATAGATTCTACCACATTCGGTAATTCAGGATATATGGTTCTGAACTCTTATGAAGAAGGTGGTTACTTCGCTGAAATTTACGCAAACGGACGAGCTACGGAATGGACTTCTTAAGCTCATTTAACAAGGAGATTTATAAATGAATAATCAATTAATTGATTCTGGCATTAAAGCCAAAGGTATGGTAAAAGTTACCAAGACTAACGAATTCGGTGTAGTAACTCAAGAATTTGAAGTTCCTAACCTAGTAGTTGCTACTGGTAAGATTTACATTGCAGGTAAGATGATCGCACAAGCGGCAGATACTCCAACTCACATGTCTCACATGGGTATTGGTACTGGTACTGCTTCTCCATCTGACGCTGATACTGGTCTAGGTACTCAAACAGGTCGTGTATTGCTATCTGGTAACCTACAAGAAAATAACTCTATCACTTACACTGCTACTTTCCCAGCAGGTACTGGTACTGGTGCTATTACTGAAGCAGGTATTTTCAACGCTTCTATTAACGGTACTATGCTTTGCCGTACAGTATTCCCAGTTGTTAACAAACAAGCTGGTGATACTATCGCTGTTACTTGGAAAGTTACAGTAAGCTGATCTGCAAAATAATTTGTTATGAAACTATCAACGGGATAACGGAATTAAATAAAAATGGCAAATACATCGCTTGTAAAAACCATTCTGTATAAGTCATTAGCAGAAGGTGTTTATCAAAACGTGGTAACACGTGCTTCGTCATACTTTTACTTTTTAGGTAAAACCCTTTCGTGGGAAGACGAGAACAACCCACCATACCCTGTTGATAGTCTAAAATACGAACACGAAGTTCGTAATGAAATTATCACTATTAAAGAAATCAAACCATCAGACGTTGCGTTCGTTATTGAAAGACGCGACTGGGCGTCTGATGTTGTTTACGATATGTACGACGATCGCTATTGCGACGAGGTTATCGGTATCAACTTGATTTCAGGTGGTGACGGTTATATTAACATTGACGATATTACAGTAACCATCGAAGGTGGTGGTGGTACTGGCGCAACGGCAGTTGTATCAGAGATTGTAAACGGTGCTATTGCTGGTGTGGTTCTACTAACTCCAGGAACTGGTTACACTTCTGATCCAACTATCATTGTAACGTCTCCTTCTGGTTCTGGTGCTGAAATGCGAGCAACCCTTGGTATGGCTGCAAGCGGACTCCAAAAACTAGAAGAATCTAATTTTTATGTTGTAACTGACGAATACAACGTATACAAGTGCTTAGATAATAACAACAATGCATTATCTAAGAACAAACCAACAGGTACACAACTCGAGCCTATTACTACACTTGACGGCTATATTTGGAAGTTCATGTATAACATTCCAATTAACTTGCGTAACAAGTTCTATACTGATGAATACATCCCTGTTGTTTCAGCTCTAACAAATCACTTCTACTCTAACGGTACTATTGATAACATCTACATCACTGGTCGTGGTGAAGGTTATTC